CCCGCTCAAGGATTCAATGTTATTGCAACTGCAAATACTAAAGGTAAAGGCAGCGATGACGGTCGCTTTGTTGGAACTAATATTCTCAATGAAGCATTCCTTGAGCGTTTCCCCGTTACCTTTGAACAGGAGTATCCTGCTGCTACTGTAGAAACTAAGATTCTGCAGAACGTTGGTGCTGATGCTGACTTTGCTGAGAACCTGGTGAAGTGGGCAGGTGTTATCCGTAAGACTTTCTTTGACGGTGGGGTTGATGAGGTCATCACCACTCGTCGCCTGGTTCATATTGTTCAGGCATATAGCATCTTTGGTGACCGTCTGGATGCTATCACTAAGTGTGTTAATCGTTTTGATGATGACACTAAGCAATCCTTCCTTGACCTTTACACAAAGGTTGACGCAGGTGAGGATTCGGAATATAATACTGAAAACTCTGACCTTCTGAATGACTAATGAAGTACAATGAAGAGGCGCTCCTAACGGAGCTCCGTGACTATATTATTGGCACATACAATCAGCACTATGCAACTGACAAGATTCAGACGCTAGATTTGATTGATGCCTGTGGAGATGCTGAAGCATTCTGTAGGAGTAACATCCTGAAGTATGCGTCCCGATATGATAAGAAGGGGACTGCCCGTCGTGACATTATCAAGATTTTGCACTACGGTCTTCTCCTTCTTTATTTCAGCGACCAATCTGCAAACCGTGAAGAGTACCCTCAATGACCGTAATTTCAAAATCTACAATTGAAGTCCTTAAGAACTTTTGTTCAATCAATAAGTCTATCGTTATCAAACCAGGCAATAAAGTTTCTACTCTCAGTATCAACAAGAACATTCTTGCTATCGCTGACGTTGAAGAATCGTTTGATACGCAGATTTCTATTTACGATTTGGGTGTATTCCTTGGCGGTCTGTCTCTCTTTGATGCGCCGAAGATCGATACTACCCAGTCCAATTACGTCACTGTGAGTGACCAGCGTGGAAGGTCTAAGACTCGTTTCTTCTATGCTGACCCTGATATCATTACTCAACCACCAAAGAAAGAAATTAGTCTTCCTTCTGTTGATTGTGATTTTGCTTTGAGTGCAGAAGTCCTTGCACAACTTCAACGTGCTGCTTCTGTTTATCAACTTCCCGACCTCTGCCTTTTTGGTCATGAGGGCGCTGTGCAAATCATGGTGACCGATAAGAAGAATGATACTTCTAACAGTTATTCTGTTGATTTGCCTGATGCAGTTATTGGTGACGAAGAGTTCTGTTTCTGCTTCAAGGTTGAGAACCTGAAGTTGCTGCCAGGCAGTTATCACGTTATGATTAGTAAGCAAAACGTTGCCGAGTTTCGTGGCGACGGTATCAAATATTTCATTGCACTCGAACCTAACAACTGATGAATGATTTTTTATGGGTAGAGAAGTATCGTCCTCAGAAAGTTGAGGACTGCATACTTCCTGCCAGTGTGAAACAAACCTTCCAGAGTTTCATTGAGCAAGGTGAGATTCCCAATCTTCTCCTGTCAGGAACTGCTGGTGTTGGCAAGACAACAATTGCCAAAGCACTCTGTAACGAACTAGGAGCAGACTACTATGTTATCAATGGATCGGATGAAGGTCGATTCTTGGACACTGTACGCAATCAGGCAAAGTCCTTTGCTTCTACTGTGTCTCTCACTTCTGATGCTCGCCATAAAGTTCTTATCATTGATGAGGCAGATAACACGACGCCAGATGTTCAACTTCTCCTTCGTGCCAGTATCGAAGAGTTCCAAAAAAACTGTCGGTTCATATTCACTTGTAATTTCAAAAACAAAATTATTGAGCCCCTACATAGTAGGACGACTGTCGTAGAGTTCAATGTTCGTGGACAAACTAAGCAGGAGCTGGCAGGCGCTTTCTTCAATCGTTGCCGAGATATCCTCCAACGGGAGGAGGTCACCTTCCAACCTAGAGTTGTGGCAGAAGTCGTACAAAAATACTTCCCCGACTTCCGAAGAACCCTCAATGAGTTGCAACGATACGCAAGCACAGGGTCTATTGACACTGGCATTCTGGCGACGTTAGGTGATGCTAACGTAGACACTCTTGTAGAAGCACTTAGGGACAAGAAGTTCAACGATGTGAAGAAGTGGGTAACACAGAATCTTGATTCTGACCCTTCATCTATCATGCGTAAACTCTATGACAATCTGTCTTCTGTGATGGATGGTCCTAGTATTGCTGCTGCTGTTCTAATTATTGCTGAGTATCAATACAAGTCTGCATTTGTTGTGGACCAGGAAATCAATCTACTTGCATGTCTCACTCAACTAATGTTAGAGTGTAATTTCAAATGAAGATTCACGATCTTTTTTCTACCAAATTGTTTGAGTTTGAGTGTAATCTAAACTTAAGCAATTTGAAAAAAGAGTGTCTAGATTTTCAGAGTAAAACTGATGGTGATGTTATAAGTAATGTTGGTGGATATCAAGGTTCTGGATTTGAAAATGATGATTTGAATAGTGCTATTGCAGACACCATTCGCACATTTATGATTAATTCAAAACCAATATCAACTGCAGAAGTTTACTCTTGGGTTAACATCAATAAACCAGGTTCCTGGAATAAGCGTCATATTCATGATCCTCATGATGGAACATTTTTATCTGGAGTTTTTTATGTAGTCGTTCCTGAAAATTCTGGTAGTATTAATTTCTACGATCCCAGACCACATATCCAAACGTCTCTAGATATGAAATATTTTTCTGGAATTGATGGATGTATATCTTATAATCCAAAACCAAATTCTATGCTGATTTTTCCTTCTTGGTTAGAGCATGACGTTAGTCAAAATAACTCACAAGAAGATAGAATCACTATTGCTTTTAATTTGTTCAATGTGAAGTACTAAATTATGGATGTCAAACTGATTAGACTTATTACTGGTGAAGAAGTTGTTGCTGAAGTTCTTGATTGGAGAGATGGTATTCTCACAATCAAAAATGGACTGGTTGTAATCCCTCAGCAAGGTCAAGTGGGATTTGCTCCATGGGCAACTGTAATTGATCCCGAACGTCCAGAGATTGCTTTGGATATGAAGCATGTTGTATATTGTGTTGAGGTGGCACCTGATGTTACTAAGCAGTATGCTAAAATCTTTGGTAGCAACCTTGTCGTTCCTGAGAAGCAATTGATTCTATGACTTCTTTGAAAACTCCTCTTCGTTATCCTGGTGGGAAGTCTCGTGCTATCAAAAAGATGGCACCATTCTTTCCGCTCTTCAAAGACTATAAAGAATATCGTGAACCCTTTATTGGTGGTGGTTCGGTAGCACTTTACATTACTCAGATGTATCCTCACCTAGATATCTGGGTGAATGATTTGTACGAACCTCTGTACAATTTTTGGCGTGAACTTCAGGACAACGGCAATGAAATTAAGAACATCTTGCTCCAACTTAAACAAAGGCACCCTGACCCCAGTTCGGCAAAGTCCCTTTTCTTGGATGCTAAAGAGTATCTCTCTAAACCAATCGGAGAGACTACTGCTAAGGATCGTGCTGTCAGTTTCTATATTGTTAACAAGTGCTCTTTTTCTGGTCTCACTGAGTCCTCCTCGTTCAGCAAGCAGGCGTCCGACTCAAACTTTAGTCTGCGAGGAATCGAAAAACTTCCTTACTACAGAGACCTCATTGGCAACTGGAAAATCACTAATTTGCCATACGAAAAACTGATGACAGATGACAAGAAGACGTTTGTCTATCTTGATCCTCCTTATGAAATTAAGTCAAACCTTTATGGTAAGAGTGGTAACATGCATAAGGGTTTTGACCACGACGAATTTTATTATACTTGCGACCGATATGTTTGCGACCAGATGGTCTCTTATAACTCTTCTAATCTCATTAAGTCTAGGTTTATTGACTGGAAACCTTATGAGTACGATCATACTTACACCATGCGATCGGTCGGTGAATACATGCAAGACCAACAATCCCGTAAAGAACTTCTGCTCCTGAACTATGTCGTATGATGAAAGGTATCCCCTCAAGGATTATCTGAATACCATCAATCTTACTAAGAAGAATCTCATGGAGGGAGATGACCCTGCTTGGGAAAAGAATTATCCCCCCTTTATTATTAATAAGTGTATGTCACAGCATATGGATACTGTGATGTATGCCAATGAGATGAATCAGTATCCAAATCTGGATAAGAAATTGCAATATGATTTCTTTATAAATACCGTCAGGTCCCGTAAGAGATTTTCTCCATGGGGTAAAAAAGAAAAGGTGAAGGATATTGAACTTGTTAAAGAGTTCTATGGTTAT